ATATTCACGGATAATTGCTTCGCGCTTCAATACTTCCAGTTCTTCCTGCATTGAGATGTTTTTGGCAGTTGTCTCATTAAGAGCAGTTTCCAACTCTTCAACATTTTCTGCCAATTCGTCAACTAGGTCTACCTTTGACTCTGGAACTTCAATATAAGATTCAGTAAACAGATCTTTAAGATTGTTCATGAACTTTTCTGCAATTTCAGTTCTTAGGCCAGACTGGACGGCAAGTTTATTCTCTTCCATCCAATTTTCAACTACGTAGTTAAGATAGCTGTCAACTTTTTCAACGAGTTCTGATTTAGTAGATTCTACTTCCTCAGCTAGTTCCTCATTGTATTTCTCTTCGAGACGGTCAATCTCTTCGGCAAGCTTAGATTTAATAGCTGCTTCAAAAATAACCTCTGCCTTTGCTTTAAAGTCTTCTGAAAGAGTTGCCTCTTCATTGACCAAGGCATTTAGATCCTCTGAAAAATCAACATTATAGTTGAGAACTTCTGATTCAGCAATTGCTTCACCTTCAATCTCATCAAATGACTCTGCTTTATACATTGCCATTAATGATTCTTTTTTCATGCCTTGCATCTTAGCGACCATACCGGCCATCAAAGCTGCTTTAGTTTTTGGCATTGGATCTTGTTTGGTGTTATCACCTTTTCGTACTGGGGCTTTTTTACCTGCATCACCTGCTTTATCAACAGATGCTACAGACTGTGCCTCAGCATTTTTAGGATCGTGAGCTTCTTCCACGACATCGTTGTCATCATGGAGGTCAATCTCTTGATCTGTTACTTGATCTTCAGTCATAATTGACTCCTTTATTTAGATTTGAGCAACGAGAGGAAATTTTTAAACTCACGAACCTGAGTCTCATAGAGATCAGCTCGAGGAGCTTTCTTAATTTCAGTCTCAATTTTTTCAATTGCCTGAGCTTCAATGATGCCGTTGTTCCATACCCATTCAACTCCTTCCATAACTCCATTAACGAATGCGCTAGGAGCAGATGGATCTTGAACAATATCTACTGCATTGAGTAGAAAGTCTGGTTTAACAACCATGGCGCCACCACGATTTTCAAGGCTTCCCATACCACGAGTTGAAACGCCTAGTTTGACTCCACCATCCAACAAACCTTTTACAATTTGTCCCATAGGGGTTTCCAAAATAGTCGCCTTGCCCACAACATCATTTCCCTTCCAATCAAGGGATTCAATCTTGTGAGAAACTTTATCTAGATTAACAGTCGGTCCTTCAGGGTGATTCAATTCACCAACAGCACGCCCTTTGGATACTTGCTCACCAACATATTTGTTAACGGCACTTTCCATAATTGCCTTTGGATATATCCGACCATTTCTATTCTTTTGTTCGGCTGACATGAATACGCCTTCGATGGTGTATTTTTTACCACCATCTTTGGTGGCTTCAGTAACCACTTCTAAATTTTCATCAACATATTCAGCAATCAGCTTCATTTTTTTACTACCTTTACAAATTCTAGTCCTGCTTTTTCAGCTTCTTTTTGAGTCTTATAAGCATCAAGCCTGTCACCATCCACATATGTAACATAGCGACCTTGATCCTTATGTACCATAACAGTAACACCTTTAATCTTTTTATCAAAGACATGTTTACCTTTCGGCATGCGCCCTGTTAACTCGCGAATTTGAAAAAATGTTTTCATTTTTGTATTACTATTTATAATTTTTAATTTTTTTATTATTTAAATATCTGTTCGAATTTTAGATTTCTTCTGATTCTTCTTCATCATCCGATTCTTCCGATTCAGACTCATCCTCTGTTTCAAGGTCAAGTTCAAGTTGATCCTCAGAACCTTCCTCATCCCCCAACTCGTCAGTGTCCTCATCTTCTTCTGCCCCATTGAAAATTTGATCAGCTAATCTTACTTCTTCTTGATCCAATAGGTCATTTAATTTTATTGTCATCATATCATCAAAAATATTATTTGCTTTTGTATATTCTTGATTAATTGCATGATTAATCATATCTTGAACATGCGGCGGTGGTAAATCATTATTTACTTCCATACCATTCTCAATTGTGTCTACTTCACTCACTGTCATCTCCTTTTACAGGTTTTAGTTCAAATTTTTGACCAACAGGATTATCTTGTTGCTCTGGTTCTTCATCAGGTGCTTCAGCTTCTTCACCATCAATTTCTTTTTTCATGTTTTCTATATCTTCATCAGATAACATAAGAATATTCTTTTGTACCCATTCTTTAGAGTAATAATCTCCAACATAATTTTGAACCATATCCAAAGTTTGGATTCTTTCCTTAAGAATATCTAGATCTCTTAATTCAGTAAAATGATTATCTCTGATATAATCAACACTTATATCATTTTTCCACAATTCCCAATCTTCTTCGGTACAAATACCTTTAAGAATTAATTGCTTTTTTAGAACACCATAGAATAAATGAGAAAACCGCATCCGAAGTCTATCAATAAACTTTTGGAATTTTAATTCATCTCTTGAAATTTCATTTGATCTACCTAGACTAAATTGGTTTTCAGTTTCTAGTCTAGTAATAGGTACATTCAATGATTTATATACCTTCTTTTGGAAAAAAAGTACATCTTCAATTTGTCCTAGATTTTCACCACCAGGTAGGGTTTGAATTTCAGTGCCTCTACCACCTTCACGCCGAGGTAACCAAAAATCTTCAAGCATGGACATATGCTTACGATCGTCTCTAATTTCACCAGTCTTAGCATCATAGACAAGTTTATTACGATACTTGGCCATAATATCTTTCATATATTGTTCGGCTTTACCGCGTGGTAAATTACCTACATCAATATAGAACATACGACGTTCTGGTGCACGAGCCAATCTATAGATAACCAATGCGTCTTCCATCATACGCAATTGATTAATTGGTTTTAGTGCCTTATGTAAGAATGAAACAATCTTTTTTCTATCTTCGGAAAGTAAACCTGATGTGACATAACTTATAGAGTCATATGTCATCTTCACACCATTGGTAGATGATCCTGGCTTTTCCTGATAAATAAAAAACTCTTCTGTTTTTTCAATAATATCAGCACCGGTTGTTGGATCTTTTTTCTTCTTTACTTTTTTGACCTTGCGCATTTTAGCAGCATCAATAGGTCTGATCTCTACAATACCTTCTTTTGGATTTGCTTCATTAATGACCAAATGATGATACATACGACCATCAACATACCAACGACGGAAAATATCATGACCTAACTCTTTAAAGTTGAGCATACCATAGATATCATCAAATTCTTCTTTAATAACTTTTTTGATTCTATCAGGTGCTTTTACATCTTCTAGATTAATATCAAGTGTTTGTTCTAATTGTGAGCCTGTGATAGATTCATTTACAATATCTTCAATTGCCATATCAACTTCTGGATGCATTGCGTTTCCGCGATACTTCATAATAAGTTGATAATTATCTTTTGAATCGTCATCGCCTAAATTTAAATACTGTCCATAATGACTACCAGATGCAGTAGCATAACTACCGCCTTCATCATCGCGTGGCGGTACAATAGAAGGAGCTTTATCCTCTTCCTTCTTTTTGGCTTTTTTAATCTCAAAGCCGAATAGTTTTACGCCTTCATTTTCTGCCATCTTAAATCCTTAAATTAGAAAGTGGGATCGACCGTAGCCGATCCCATCTATTTATTTAGGTAGTTGTATCTGATTCAAAGTACTGGTAAGCCCAGACACAAGTGAATCTTTCAATGTTATCATTATCAGCATATGACAAAGCAATTTCTGATAGATCTTGAGGATATGCACCACGGAAGGTGTATGTCTTAAGAATATCTCCATTACGATCAAGCTGATCAACTTTCAAATCTGCTTCGTATGCAATTGGTGTTGTTAGGCCAGTATTTGCAGAGTGTGCATTAATACCGTTCATCCAACGCTCGATTGCGTTACGTACATTAAAATCAGTATCATTAATGATGGTAGTATTCCATTCTGCGAATGTTCTATCACCAGCCATTTTTAGTATTCTTCCGCGGAAGAACACTGGAATGATACCAAATGTTGATCCAGGAAGTGATGCTGCTTCACATAAGAATGAAGTTAGTTCTGCATCACCATCTGCAAATCCTGGAAAGTTAATTGTTACTTTAAAGAGGTTAGGACGAGCACCGCCGCCTCTCAGTTTTGACTTAAAGTCATCTACGCCGAGAATAGCCATTGTTCGTTACCTCCTTAAACTGTGCCTACGACTTCTTCAAAGTCTACACCGGTTCTAACAGCCACAAAATTAAGTGTGACATAGTTAATTGACCGAGCAGGTTTGATGAAGACGTTTGCAATGAATTCATTACGATCTACGATAGCAGGAGTATTATTTGTTTCGTCACAGACAACTCTAAAGTCTGTAATTCCACGTCTGCCTTGTACTTCTCTAAGAACAGGCTCAACAATATTTACGAATTCTGCACGAGTAAACTCATCATTGAATTCAAATAATACTGATTGTGCTGCTCTACCAATTGCTCTTTCCAAAACAAGGAAGAGTCTACGAACATTAATTCTATCAAAGGCAGATGGTCTACCAAGTGATGTCTTATCTCCGTATAGTAATGTTCCTTGACCAGGAATATTTGCAATTGGGTTGACATCAGCCTTATACAATTGATCTCTTTGAGATTTATTAGGGCTAAATGCCAGTGCAGTAATACCCAGATACTGACCTCTTCTAGAACCTGCAGGTGAGAACCATGGCGCTCTATCTAGATCTGTTGCTGCGCAGATACCAGCAGTGCTTGATGCTGCTGGAATGTTAATATATTGATCGTTGTACTTATCGTAAACTTTTAAGAAATTACCATCAGCAACCAAATAGGATGATGAGGTAAACGTATTAGCAGTTGTTACGATATTTGTAGTAATTGTTGATGCATCCACCAAATTTACTACATCTGTACGTGCCGGTGAAGCACACACGATACAATCCTTGCGAAGTGATTGTGCAGTTGTTACCAAGTCATTAACTACAGTTGTTTGATCTCCCCTAGCATTCATGCTTGGTGCAATCAAGAAATCTATCTCAACCTGATCTTTATCTTCAAAATTATCAAAGCCAGAAAGAACTTCTGTTGTAGTTAAAGCGCCTGAGTTAGCACCAGTTGAGAATGAATGGTTAACCATTAGGTTTGGAGTTGCCAAAGCAAAATTCGAGCCTGTTGCATTTGAACCAGCCCCAGCAGTTGAATAGTTTGTATCCCAACCTGCCATCCATACATATTCAGAACGGCTATTAATTACATCTAGTGCGTAGTTTGATGTTCCATCTGCATTTTTTGCATCACCAGCAACTGACATAAATGGGAAAACTTCCAGAACAGTACCTCTAGTGCCTGTAAATTCCCCATCAGAATCAATGATGGCAATATGAATTTCATCATTTGATCCTGCACGATCACTTACGTAATCTGATGTGCTTGGTGCTTTATCAAAGCTTGCCTTGTATGCCCAAGCCTGAAATGCCGAATCATTAGCTGGACAAACTTCAACTTTTAGTGAATTACCCAGTTCACCTGGATATTTCGCAACGATTGTGTTTGAATTTGTTACCAAAGATGCTCTTTGGTTATTAAATGCTGCTTCATTGTTAACAGTAATTCCACCTAGATTACCAGCACTATCCTCCGCTGATTGACCTGTTGTTGAAACTGCGTTTTGTGCAGCAGATGTTGCTTCCCGTACAACTTGAAGAGATGATGAATATCTCAAAAAGTATTGTGCTGAATGGAAGTCTACTGTCGATGCGGAATCTGGAGTAGCAAATGTATCAACTAGAGTTGCCTCGTTGTCAATAGCCATTCTTTGCCCTACAGGACCCCACCGAAAATTACCTACAATTGCGCCAGTAGTTGACTGGACGTTTGGAACGCCACCTGTCAGATCTATCTCTTTGACAACAACCGCAGGGCTTTCTGACGGTGTACCTAGTGCCATTTTATTTTTTCCTTAAAATTATATGTTATCATAATACGGTTATTGTTCAATCTTACCATTATTTATATCTTTAATAATCTTTACTAAATATACCACCATCACCAATCATATCACCATCAAATGATTTTATTTGCCAGTTATCCTCACCTTTTTCTAATATTTCTATATGACCACTACCATCCTCAATAAATCCAAATGGAACAATATCATCTTCAATTTCTTTCATTTTTTGATTAAATAACATTTCTTTTAAATTAATATCTGTCATATCGCCAAAATATTGTGTAGAACAAAAATATCCAAACATAACTAAATTCATCATAAGATCATCATGATTTCCATCAGATGCTTCATATGATTGACCTCTTGCCTCAAATGTAGAAATTTCTAGGATTGTTTGATCGTCGACAATTTTAAGTTTATTTGCTTCTAATATATCCTTAATTGCAGAACAACCTAATCGTTTTGTTTTTCGTGTTATTTCAATTCCAATAGCATTGGCTTTTACAGCAGATTCAACATGTACATTTTCATATTCTAAATCATGATATAATCCATTACATACCACCATACCTTGATCATTTGATTCAATAACGACATAAGCATTATTGTAAGATTTCGCGTACTTATATATAATATTAGGGAAGAGTAAGGGAGAGATAGTGTTGTTGCGATACACAGCTACCTGCTCAAAAGGCCGAACGCTAATATCGATTACTGTAAAAGTAGAATAATCCTGTCCTCTTCCCTTACTAACATCAACAGTCATAATATATTCATGTTTTGATTTTGATTCCTTATAAATTCTTAGACAATTCTGTTCAAGCAAATCTTTATAGGGCATTGCTCTTAGTGATAATAAGCAATCAGCACTTATAAGTGTATCGCCAGTACCAAAAAAGGTGTTACCAAATTCTTGGTCAAATTGCAATTGACTAGTATTTGATATAGTTTGTTTTTTCCATTCTTCATCTCTACCAGGAACATCCCACCAGTCTACTCTAAATGATTTAAATTCATTTGTACCTTGTACAGCACCTTCCCAGATTTTGTGAAATTGGTTACCAATACCATTAGCAGTAGATGTAATGATTACTTTTGTATCTTTACCAGCAGATACCACAGGATATGTAGATGTATAAAACTCTGATGCTCTTTCTACAAACGCAAACTCATCTAGATAGAGGAGGTTGACAGACATACCCCGTATAGAGCTACCAGAAGTAGCAGCAGCGATAATCCGTGAGTTATTACTAAACTCCAATGAACCTTTATTAAGTGCTTTTGAGCCCGGTTGTAAAAAGAACGGAATGTTTTCCAACATGAGCGTAATACGAGATAACATTTCCCGAGCAGTTGCCCCTTTATTCGCAAGAACCGCAATTGTTTTTTCCGGATTAAAGAGGGCGAACCAGAGGAGGTATGCACATGCCGATATTGATTTTCCAGACTGGCGACAAGCCAAAATGATTGAGAAGCGATTGTCATTAAAATGTCCAAACATTTCCTTTTGATATGGATATAAACTAAACTTAACTAATCCATCATCAAGTGAAATAACTTTTACATAGTTCTCTGCAAAATACACAGGATTTTGCATACATTTTTTATATTCTTTTAAAAGTTCCGGTGACCAAACTTGCAGAACACCATCTCTTTTTACATTTGGGTTACCTAGGTAACTATCACTTTGATTCATTATTCTTTTTCTGGTGTTATGTCAACAAGTGATTCATTATCACTTCGCATCATTTTTTGCAAATCGGATGTTGTTAAATATAAATTATTTGTTGTTCCAACTTGTTTTGGTTCATTATCTATTCTATTAATGTCTTTTTGCTTTTTATTTAAATCCATTAATTTATCATTAACATCTGATATGTTTTTAATCATACCAGAAAGAACTTCATATGCTCTAGGATGCTCTGATTGCCTGGCAACCTCGATCATATCTTCTAGGCTTTCTCTACCCTTTTCAATTAGATCGTAATACGTTTGCCTAGAATAATCATAATCTGATTTAATATTTTGATCATCTGCCATTATACACTACTATCACTTGCCATAACTATTTCCTCTGTAAATCCAAAATCGCTATCAGCAGTACCAAATGTCGACAATGGGTTTGGCGTTACAGTAACTCTTTCTAAATATATATCAGAATCATTAAGACCTGCTTGCATATTAAAAATATCTATTTCAGACTTACGGATAATATTCTTATTTTCAATATCACCATAAAATTGTACTTTCATTTCAAATGTAAGAGTATAGATAATGGTACGCCTTTGTTCTAAGGCTCCTTCAAAATCATCCTGAAATGTAAGTCCAGTAATTGCAATAGGAACATCTTCTACAAAATTAGGATACGATTCCTTAAATGGGAATATTGATAAAGTGTATTGAGGGTTAAATGTAGGTAATATTTGTTCTACAAGTTGTAATGCATCATCCTGGTTTTTTGCATAGATGTTAAGAGCAAATCCAATATTATATGGGACTGGAGAATAGAACTTTTGTCTTTTTTCTACAGTTGCCCCTTTTGTATTAAAATTGCTTACTTTTGCTAATTGTCTAGTTAGATCATATTGAATATCAGTAATTTCAAATGACATTCTAGGTAGTTTAATTGCTACTCTAGTATCATTTTCCAAACTAGGATTTTCTCTAATTCTATCTAAATATTTTTGCCTGGGAGCATATGCTAAAGGAACCTTTAATTGGTTTAATACACCACCTGATGCATTTTTTCTAACAACATACAGGTTATTAAACAGTCTACCAAATATAGCAACCGACATACGTATGCGTTCATGATAAAAATGACCACCAAACATTTAGTACAACGCATTCCATGAAGCGCCATCCCAGAATACTGGATATGGTACTGCTCCACTTTTACTTGCAGGGTCCCATTCAACACCATTTGCTACAGCAAACATACCTGGTTGAAGACCTAAACCACCTGTCTTGTCGCTGTCCGGCTCTGCAGCCAAAGGAAGTTGATAGATTACGTCATTAAATTGTCTAGCAGTACCAATTGCATAACCACCACTACCAGTATTATAGAATGTTCTACCAGTTTTAAAGTTGTGTAGAATTCTTCCTGGTGCATCATTCAATGATCTATCTGAGTCGATTGACCATAATTGATTAGCAGCACTATATGTGTAAATATTACCACTACTGAAATCATAAAGTAATTCGGGTACTTCAGGTACAAAGTTAATATTTGTAAACGCACACTGATCTTGACTCCATGCACCGAAACCATATTGAACCGGTCCAGCAAATCTTACAGTATTTGCATTTGAACCGAGATCATAAGTTAATACAGTTGCAGGATCAAGTGTAAGGCTTCCGAATTGTGAAGTTGTTGCAGTAATGTTTCTGCCATTCTTTACAACCTTAATCTGAGTAGACCCAGCCGCATTCCATCCACCGGCTCCATTAGCAGTAGAATTTGTTGCTAAGATCTGTTGATCTGTTTGGCCCATATTATAGACAATACCCCATGATCCAAGACCACCAATACCGCCGTCCGTCTGTCTAAATACTGTAAGAGTATATTCGTATCCAGTTGCAGGATCAGTCACAAAACCTGCAACTACAAATCCTATATCATTGTCCGCCCCAGCAGATGCCAAATCGGTAGTAAATGTCCAATTATCATAAGTATCTGGAGAATAGAATCCGGTTACGGTGCCGGAATTAACGGTACTACTTACGGTATTTGTTCCAGCATTATATGACCATGCTGCAGCCTCACTAGCATTTGCAGGAAATGTAAGTGAAGCATCATGAGAAAATCTATCCCAGGTATTGAAAATATCTGCAAGACTTGGAGCATCTAATAGTTCTCTTGATAAAGCTCCGGCATCATCAACAATTTTATCACTTACAGAGACAAGAAAGTCTGTTGTGTATGTATTAGAATTATTAACACTTGATACAACAAATTCACCAAGTTGTCCATATGGAAGAATCGTATCAATTCTATTTTCCACTTGAGCGGCAGATAATCCACCACCTAAAGTAATAGCAGAATCGTTGTTATCCAATACTTGAATTTCTGCGCCATCATTTAAAGCTTGTAGTTTTAATCCACCTAAGTAAATTGTACTACCGGAAAGATGTAGATCTTTCCATTTATGAGTAGGACTTCCAAGATCATATTGACTATCAATTGCAGGAATAATATCCTGATTAATGGCACTAAAATCTAAACGCGTATTAATATAAGAACTATCAACAATACCAGTTACAAAACCGGAATCCCTAAAAATGTCTGCCTGACGTGCCTGAATATAGGCGGAATCAATAACACCAATTACAGTATTTGAATCTAGATAATTAGCATCATTTATAAATGCACTAACATTAGTTGGTGCACCAGTAAGTGAACTATATGCTCCATCAAACGCATCAGTAATACCGTATCCAGCAATTGTTATTGGAGTACCAGTAAGGGAACTAAATGCAAAGTCCTGTGGAGTCTGCCTTAATTGCACATAAGCAGAATCAATAATATTTGTTACATCAATAGAATCAAGTACATTTGGTGCACCGGTTAAAGATGCATATGCAAAGTCTTGAGGGGTTTGTCTTACCTGAACATATGTGGAATCAATAAGTGCAATGGCTTCTGCAGAATCAAGAAAATCAAATGTTGTTTG